CCCGCCCGCTGGCTCATGGAGGAGGAAATGGTCGCGCAGCAACGAGCCGCCCGCGCCCAAGCTCAACAGCAGGCCATGCAGGCCGAGCAAATGGAGCGCACCGCAAGCGCACTTGGTAAGGCCGGTGCGGTGAAGCAGGACTCGATGCTTGCCGGGATGCTCCCCGGCATGATGGGACAAGCGTGATGGCTCCCGAGGACAAAGCCGCCGCCCTTCGGCGCGAGCGCGAGCGCCAGAAGGTCACCAACGCCTACCATCGTGTGTTCAGCACCAAGGAAGGCCAAGCGGTCATCGCCGACCTCAAGGCGCAGTTCGCGACCGAAAGCCAAGTTTTCCTCCCCGGCTACGATTTCAACCCCGTGGTCGCTGCACTCCGCGATGGCCAGCGCGGTGTGATCCTTCACATCGAAGCGGTCCTCCGCAGGCCGGTCATCGCGGACGGCGACATCGAAACTCCTAAACGAAAGGTCAAAAAATGAGCAAGAAAACCGAACCCAAAAACGACATCCCGCCACGCCCCGAAATGGACCCCATGCTCGGCGACAAAACCATCGAACTGGTCGAGTGGCTGCGCGACTACGCGCCCGAGGAATTTCAGAAGACCTACGCCGGTCGCGAGACCCATCTCGGTTACCACCCGCATCAAGACTGATGCGCTGTTTTGACTGATACCATTTATGGAAGACACCACAATCGACACCTCCGGCGAGGAATCACTTCTCGCCGCAGCCGATAACACAAGCGCCTCTCCGGAGGCACAGGCGCAGCAGCCCGCTGCGGAAACCACGCAACCCTCAACTCCCTCGACCGGCTGGGTGAATCCAGACGGCACCTTCGGAGACAAGTGGCTCGATGCCCTGCCCGACGATGCGAAGGACTACAAGGACACGCTCTCGAAATACAAAAGCGTTCCCGACATGGCGAAGGCGCTCGCGAACGCGAATGCGCTCATCGGGAAAAAGCTCGGCGTCCCCAACGAGAAATCCTCACCCGAGGAGGTAGCCGCATTCCGCCGTGCCATGGGCGTTCCCGAGTCGATTGAGGAATACAAGTTCGCTCCGGACTCGCTGCCCGAGGGCATGACATGGAGTGACGACATGGCGAAGCCTTATGCCGAGATCGCGCACAAGCACGGCATCCCGCCCTCGGCCATGAAGGAACTCGTCGCGCAACACGCGAAGACCGAGATGTTCAAATTGGAAGCGATCCAAGCGACCTACGAGAAGCAGCGCACCGAGGCCGTGCAGGGTCTCCAAAAAGAGTGGGGAAATGATTTCGGAAAAAACATCGGACTCGCCAAGCAGGCCGCGAAGCTCGCGGGCGTGGATGCGAACTCACATGGATTTTCCGATCCCGAAGTTGTGCGTGGATTCGTTCGCATGGCGCAAATGATGAGCGAGGACAAGGTCGGTCGCTCCATGGGCGGCACCGAGTTTATGACCGGCGCGGCCCGCGCCAAGGACATCATGTCGAACTCGGAGAATGCTTGGCACAAGCGTTACATGGAAGGCGACCGCGAAGCCGCCGCGCTCGTCACCTCCTTGCTCAAACAGGGATGAATTTCTGCGGGGTAGTGAAGAGGCATCACACCAGTTTCATAATCTGGAATCCCGAGTTCGATTCTCGGCCCCGCTAATTTTTGACTGATACCATGTGATGGTGTAGAACTCACACCGTCAGAGCAGACACCTCCTTTGTTGAGCCTGCTCCCTAATACCCGCCGTCGAAGACCCCGATTGGGACACTCGGAAGCGAAGGGAGCAACGAACCATCAGTTTCGACTGATACCAACCAACTCAACACAAGGAGAAAAAAATGGCAGACCTCAATGGCGTTCTGACGAATGTCCCCAACCACTACACCACACAGTTCGACGCGAACTGGAAACACCTCGTTCAACAAAAGAACAGCAAGCTGAAAGAATATGTGACCATCGATTCCATCGAAGGAAAAGAGAAGTCCTACAATCAAATCGACACGACCTCGATGACGCAGATCACGGATCGCTCACGCGACACCCGCATCAGCGATCAAGCGATGGCTAAACGCTGGATTCGCCCGCAGCAATACGACTGCGCGAAACTCGTAGACGAATGGGACGAGCAACTCCTCGGCGAAGTCGTCCTTCCCACCAGCCCGATCATCCAATCGCACGCTGCCGCCTATGGCCGCACCTGCGACACGATCATCATCGGCGCTCTTGGCGGGACAGCCTTTACCGGCACGACCGGCACAACCGCAACCGCATTGCCTGCTGGCCAGAAGGTCGCAGTCAACTATGTGGAATCCGGCACCGCCGCGAACTCGGGCCTCACCATCGGCAAGCTCCGCGCTGCGAAGTTCCTCTTCGACAGCAACGATGTCGATGAGGAGGAGGAGCGCATCTTGGTTGTTTCGGCCAAGCAGCTTCAAGACCTGCTCCGCACCACGGAAGCCACCAGCGCCGACTACAACACGGTTCGCGCCTTGGTGGACGGCAATCTGAACACCTTCATGGGTTTCAAATTCCGCCGCACCCAACTGCTTCCGAAGACCAGCACGGTCCGCAGCGTTTACGCCTATGTGAAGTCCGGAGTCATCCTCGCCGAGCGCGGACTCAAGACCCACATGGACATCCGCACGGACCTCTCGCACTCCCTTCAAATCCGTTCCGTGGCCAGCCTCGCTGCTGTTCGCATGGAAGAGAAGAAGGTCGTCGAGATCGCCTGCGACGAAGCCTAACCAAAACCCGCTGGCAGACCGGGAAAAGTCTGCCTTCCCCCCTTTTTCCATTTTCTAACGCGCCTCAATGACAGACATCCAAATCTGCAACCTCGCTCTCGCCCGACTCGGTGACGCCCGCATCACCTCGCTCTCGGACGCGACCGCGCAGGCGCAGTATTGTTCTCTGTTCTACGCGCAGACTTTGGAGGAACTCCAAACGGAGTTCGACTGGCAGTTCTGCCGGAAACTCGCCTCGCTGACCGCTGACGCCACTTCTCCAGCCTTTGGCTACGCCCGCCGGTTCGCGGTTCCCTCCGACTTCCTGCGACTGATCCGCCTCAACGGGATCGATGAGGATGAGAACTTCTCCAAATGGGAAATCGTGGATGGATTCATCCACACCGACCTTGCCGCACCCGCGCAGATCGAATACATCGCCCATGTCACCGACGCCGCGAAGTTCCCGGCGGTCTTTGTCGAAATCCTTTCCGCAAAGCTGGCCACGAACCTCGCGATGCCGCTCACCGGCTCGAAAGACCTTTTCACCCAGATGGCCGAGGTTTTCTCGGCCAATATGCAGCGCCCGGTCGTCAAGGCGCTGATCCTCGCGACCGCCAAGGACCGCCCATCGACCACGCTTACCGAGGACGAGCTTTGCCGCCAAGCGATCTTGCGGGTCGGCACCGCCGAGCAGTTCGGACCCTCCTCGCAGGCGATGCTCCTCGCCAAGTCCCTCTACCCGCAGGTGCGCGATGCGCTCCTCCTCGCCGGATCGTGGACATGGGCCATGAAGTCCACCACGGTTATCGAGACGCTCCCGCGTCCGGAATACAAGTGGGCCTACCGCTACGCGATCCCATCGGACTGCCTGCGCGTGTTCCGGGTCAACGATTACGACTATTCGACCGGCGACTCGGCGTGGGAAGTGTCGGGCAATTTCGTCCTCGCCAATGCCGATTCCGGCTCGCCCGCATGGGTCACCGGTCGCACCTATGAAGTCGGCAATGCCGTTTCCAACAACGGCGCGGTTTACCGCTGCCTGGTTGCCGGTTCGACCAAGCAACCCGGCGTCACCTCCAGTTGGACGACCGATTGGGATGTCTGGCTCGGCACGGCGATCACGCTGGAATATGTCAAGAAAGTGACCGAGGTCACCCTCTTCGACTCCTTATTCATAGACTTACTCACGGCCAACCTCGCCTCCAAGCTCGCCGTCCCACTGACCGGCGATGCCAACAAGGCGGCGCTGCTCGCCAAGGAAACCGAACTCCTCGGCAAAAGCCCCGCCATGCGCCGGGACTCCACCGAGCGCAAGGGTCGGATCAAGCCAGCGTGGATGTCCTCCAAACTCGTCTCGTCCCGCAATGGCGGCGATGGGGTCGATGCCGCGCAGGTCAGCGGAGGCGGACCCGCAGGCGGCGTCAGCTACCCCTCGCTCCTTGTCACCGTGGGATCGGTCACCAACCTCCCCACCGGCTCCACTCCCACGGTCACCAACACCGGAGTCAACGACACCGCCGTTCTGAATTTCGGACTCCCGCAAGGACCGGCGGGAACCGTCAATGTCGGCACCACCACCACCGGGACCGCAGGGACGAACGCCAGCGTTGCCGCCACCGGCACCCCGGAGAACCGCGTTCTCAATTTCACCATCCCTCGCGGAGACCAAGGCATCCAAGGCATTCAAGGGTTGACGGGAAACACCGGAGCCGTTGGCCCCGCGAATTCCCTTTCCATCGGAACGGTCACCGCTGGCCCGACCGCTGCGGCCTCGATCACCGGCACCGCTCCGAACCAGACACTCAACCTCACCCTCCAACAGTCCGCGCTCCTCTCCTCGGCCAAGACAAGACTGACCGGCAACGGAACGCTCAAAACCTTCACCGTCTCGGGACTCAAGTCGAGCGACCCGAACCATGTCATCGTCTCGATCAACGGTGTCGTGCAGGAACCCACCACCGACTACCTCGTCAATCAAGGCGCAGGCACGATCACTTTCACCACCGCGATCCCGAACAATGCGAAAATCGTTGTCGTCGCCCTCGGCCTCTACTCCCCCACCACCCAGCGCGACCCGGATAATTTCATCCACTCCTTTGCGCTGAACACCGCAGGCACCTTTTCCTACTACGGCTTGCTTCTGAATTCCGACATCCCCGCCACCGGCTCTCCTGCTGCCGTGGCCAAGTGGACCATCACTCGTTCCGCCCTCTCCGCCAACGGAACCGTCACTGCCACCGCCCAAGCGACCAATGTCGCGTGGACCAACCGGGAGACCTCCACCTACGCATGACGACGATTACCGAATCAAATATCACCCAGCAACTGGATTTGAGCCAGTTCCAGATCGTTTTCCCAGAGGAAATCCAATCGGTCGTCGAATATCCGCAGGCCGCAAATTTTCCGGAAATCGGAAAAGCCCAGCGCCTCTACATCTCGCTGGATTCCGGCCTGCCCTACCGCTGGAACGGCACCGCCTACACTCCCGCCGCCGATCTCCCCGCGACTTTTTCCGAAACGCCGCCCGCGCACCCTTACACCGGGCAGCGTTGGACACACACTTTTGACCTCACCACCTACGAATGGTTCGGAGGAAGTTGGGTCGAAAAACCAACCAACAACTAGAAAACACTACTACCATGGCAGCTATCTCATTCCCATCCAGCCCCGCGCTGAATGACATCCACACCGTCGGTTCCCGTTCGTGGAAATACAACGGCACCGCTTGGAAACTCGTCCCTCGCACAACCGATGCGGTTGTCGAAGGTTCCACCAACCTCTACTACACCAACGCTCGCGTGGCCTCGGCCCCAGCCGTGTCCGCCCTCGAATCCCGCGCCGGTTCCATCGAGTCAGCCGCGACGAGCTTGACGACCCGTGTCGGCACCGCCGAAGGCAATATCAGCACGCTCACCAGTGGTCTCGCCACCGAGAAAGGCCGCGTGGACGCCGTCCTCTCCGCCGCCGGGGCGGATAGCGATTCCTTCGCGGAAATTGTGACCTTGATCAATTCGGTCGACACCACAAATGATTCAGCGTTTGCAGGTTATGTCACATCTAACAACTCCGCAGTTAGCACCCTTCAAGGCCGCGCCACCAGCCTCGAAAGCCGCGCCACCGCCGCCGAGGGAGACATCGATGCTCTGGAGTCCCGCGCCACCACGATTGAGGGCGCAGCGACCACGCTCTCGGGCCGTGTCACTACTGCCGAGGGTTCATTGAGCAGCCACACCGCCGCGACAAACAACCCGCACTCTGTCACCAAATCCCAAGTGGGTTTGGGCAATGTGGACAACACAAGTGATGCGAACAAACCCGTCTCCACCGCTGGCCAAACCGCCCTTGACGGCAAGCAGATCAAGGATGTCGTCAGCACGAACGCGCCTTCGCACACCGAAGGTCTGCGTTGGATCGACCCTACCGATATGACCGAGTATCTCAGCTACGGCGGAGCCTGGGTCGAAATCGACAAGCAGTAAAAAACCATGTCCGCCCTCGCGTTTCCATCTACCCCGTCAGTCAACGACACCTTCACTTCCGGCAATCGGAAGTGGAAGTGGACGGGAGCGCGTTGGCAGGTCATGCCCGTCACCATCCCGGCCTCTCGCCTCTCTGGCGAGGGGGCGGAGATGGGCGACATCCTCGTCTTCGACGGCGAGGCGTGGTCACCCGTTCCTCTCACCGAGGGCGGTTCCACCATCGCCCGCGCCGCTTGGGACTCCCCCTATCATTATTACGGCACCGCCCCCACCGGCACCGCCGAATCCTCCTCCGGTTGGACAATCACCCGCATCACCACCGATGCCGATGGGGCGGTCACGGCCACCCAATCCGCCACCGGCGCGTGGTCGTCCAGAACCTCACTTTCTTACAGCTAAAACCTCAAAAAAACCCACCACCATGACAGCATCCGCACCAATCGAAATTAACGGAAAATCCTACGACAAATTCTCACTCAATTTGGCCATCACGGGCCGGTATTTGAGCGATGGTTCTTCTGACGCGCAGGTCGCCATGCGCCTCGTCCCAACCCGCATTGAGTCCGGCGAAGTCATCACCGCAGACGAAGCCGCCATCGGCATTGCGCTCGGATCGCTGGCAGGCAGCGACGAGGCCACACAGCAAGCGGTTGGCGCGATCCAATCCGCCCTCCAAGCCTACCTCATCGCAAAAGGACTCTAAGCCATGGCACTCATTACCTCTGCCGCAAGCGGCAACTTTAATGCGGGCGCGACATGGGTTGGTGGCGTTGTGCCTACGATTGGCGACGAAGCCCGCGCATCGACAGGCCACACCATTACGATCAATGCAAATGTCACTTGCGATGAGATTTCCAACGCAGGGACAGGAACATTTATTTTAAGCGGTGGAGTCACTTTAACAGCTAATGTGACGCACAAATCCACGACCTTAGCGGTAACTCTTCTAACTTTTTCTTCGGCATCTCCGGCCAGCGCAAACATCGTGGGCAACATTAGCGGGGGACCAACAAACGATGCAGTTGCGGTTGCAAATACATCCTCTGGCTTATTGACGGTAACCACAGCAGGTAATGTTACAGCAAATGCGGCGAGAGCTTATGGGGTAAATAACACAGGTGTCGGCACGGTCAATATAACGGCCAATACTATATCGGGCGGGCCGGGAACTGTTGCCCCCTACGGAGTCAATAATAACTCAACAGGCACTATTATTGTGACTGGCAATGTAACTGCCGGTTCTTCAGCGACCGGATCCGGAATTAGAAATGCCGCAGGCGGCACATTAAATATTACCGGTTCAGTTTTGGCGGTAAACGCCCCTGGCATTTCCAATGCCACGACAGGAGCAGTTACCATTAGCGGGTCGATCACCGCCTCAAACTCGCACCATGGACTAGAATGCACTAATACAACTGGTGCAAATATAACTCTAAGCGGGTCGTTGATTTCTGCACCCAATGGACTGGCTGCAACAAACTGCGCCAAATTTTTAATGAACCCAACGCCGTCTACTGCGTTTGTGCGTTTTGCAAAAAACGGCACAACAACTTATTCGGATTTTTACACCGCCGACAACTCGCTCGGCCAAGCCGCCCCCGCAGATGTCCGCACCGGAACCGTCTATGCCAATGGCAACCTCACCGGCACATGTGCGGTCCCAGCCGCAGGATCGGTGGCGCTGGGAGTCCCCGTCGATGCGACCACAGGCACGGCAGTCCTCACGCCTGCCGATGTTCAATCCGCGCTCACCGCGCAGGGCCTCACCACCGCCCGCGCTGGCGCTCTGGACAACCTCGATGCAACTGTTTCAAGCAGGCTCGCCCCCAACGGCACGCTTGCCACGGTCACAACTCTCACCAACGCGCCCGATGTGCCCACCGAGGGTGAAATCGCCAGCGCCGTCTGGTCTGCTGCCTCCCGCGAAATCACTGGAGGCACCGTCACCACGCTCACCAACGCACCAGCATCTGTCACGCCGAGCGACATCTGGAGCCACGCCACCCGCACCATCACCGGCGGGCTTGTCGATACCGCAACAACTTTGACCAACGCGCCCACCGTCCCCACCGCCAGCCAGATCGCCTCACAGGTGAGAACCGAGCTTTCGAGCGAACTCGCCAAAGTCTCGGCCCTCAACACGACTCGACTCGGCCAATGCACGACCACGGAAATCCTCGGAAATCTTCTTGCTCAAGCCAATAGCTAATGAACGGCGACCAACTCAAATCCGCAGCCACCGGCCTCGTCGGCAGCGCCACCTCCATCGGTGCGGCGGTGTATTCCATGCTCCCGCATCTGGAAGCGTGGATGCGCCTCGCGTCCGTGGCGGTCGGCCTCGCGGTGGGCATCGTCACCCTCGTCAAAATCCTCCGCGATCTGAAAAAGTAGATGCCGAAGTTCGATTTCTATCCCTCGTTCAATGCCGGTGAAGTCTCGCCCTTCATCGACGCCCGGACGAGTCTGGAGAAATACCGCAGCGCCTGCCGCACTTTAGAGAACTTCCAAATCCTGCCCTACGGCGGCGTGATCCGCCGCCCCGGAACGCAATTCCTCGGCACGACCAAATATGTCACGCTTGGCG